CACCACCCTCACTCCATAGCTGACCCTTATCAACTATAGTCCATATGCGGTCAGCACTTGGATTGGTTACGTTGCTATATTGCACTACCTCGTTAAGCGTTGGCAAATCAGCAATATCCTTAAGCTTCTTCTCGCCTATCTTCTTGACAAGATCAGGCGTTTCAGCATAAAACGCAAGCTCCACCTCGTTAATCTTACCTTGTTGCTTGTACACCTTACGCACTCGGATGTAACCCGATGCGATGGGTAGCGTATCCACTCTGATTTCAGCGGGTAGTTTGTAGTGAAAGAAGTTAGCCGCACCCGCATCTACGTTCACATCAAACAACGCACCCAGTGCGCTTTGATTACGTGTACTGAATGGTACTCTAAACTCACGGCTAAACGCACCCAACGATTGAAAATTGTTGAGGTCAGTAAATCTCCAATTCTGCGAGATGCTTTCATTCTCGAATAGGTCAAGATATGTATCTATTGTTTGAGGCGCATAGGCAATAACATCAATACCCACTGCATTGATAGCAGGTAGGACAGGTGATACATACACCCTACTCAATGCGTCATCAACTGAAGTCACATAAGTAGTAGTAATAATTACAGCAGGGAATACATTGTTATTTAAAAACACTACCTTGGTTCCTACCGGGTAGAAATCAGCTATGGGCGTGGTAACACCCGTGAGAAAATAATCTTGTCCTGCGCTAATGTTAAAACCTAAACTTTCAGTGTTCGTTTCAACTTGCGGGATTGATTGCGTTTTGACTATGAGTTGTACCTCTCCGTTCATGTTATGTCCAGTATTCGTTTGCGATTCTAAATTTGACTGTCACGTTGTATAGCTTACCATCCCTTGTCTTCTTTTCAACGTAGCTTGTATCGTCCATGTTGACAGGTATCTCGATGGGCTTGCCTTGGTCTTCAGACAACCATGTAACCTGATTGCTTACCATAAGTGAACGCAGTAGCATAAACTCGCCCTCTGTGATATAATCACTCGTTGCGGTTATGACCTGCTCAACAAGATTGCGCCTGTCTGTTTTGCCACGATCGTTGCTGCTAAATACTGAAGGGCTACCATTAAACAATACTTGCTTGTATTGCTTGCGCTGTATCTCATCAGTCTTTTCTGACTTCTTTATGAAGTTAAAGTAATCCCAACCGCCACGACTATTGACCCATCCAAGGCGTATCTTATCCCACCAGCAATCTGATTGACCATGCAGGAATGCGTTGTAGAAGTTGTATGATACACTCACCGTACTGGGTAATGAATTCACCACACGAACGCTGTAATATCTCCAGTTAGGAAACAGCGAAGGCTTTACCGTAAGTCCTGTCCAGTCGTTAAGGTTAGCAGGGTACACAGGCAAACCTTCGATATCATATCCATTAAGTGTTATCGTTTGCGTAGTGGCTGCGCCCGTGCTTGAGTAAATCGTAATGATTAACGACAACGGATTGTTATTGCTCAAAAAGTCATTGTTACCCGGCATCGATAGAATACCATAGTCTGATTCAAATGCAGGTATCCATACTCGTGATTGACTTGTTACGTTACCCGCACCCCATGTTGGTGCAAGATTGAAAGGATGTGTGGTGTACAATCTATCCGTCATCATATTGCTAGAAGAAACCGTCAAGGAATACTTGACAGCTTGGTTGCCACTTGTGGGTGATGGTTTGTAACCGTCCTTTACTTGATAGTAGCCATTGATTATGATGGATTCCTCGCCTTGCACCTCACTACCTTCGGCTAAGGTTAATATGCCATTGACTATCCAGTACTCACTCAGTGTGAAGTCCATTGTGATTTTACTCAAATCGCTTATCGTGTTATCCGTACTCAAGTGATAGTTGAGTGGTTCACTATTGCGCATGTCATTGACCAATGATTGCACGTCAAAATAGAGGCGTGTATCAGGTGCGGCAGCTACGTAGAACGTATAGGGTGTGCCGTTTAACAACACCTCAATACCATAGCGAAAGCCCGGCTGTGCTGTTTCATCACTCGTTGCAATGATCATTAGCTTTTGCCCACGTACCGCCCAAGGGTAGGGCTGGTCATTGATTGTAATTGCCATCTATCTTTTGTTTAATAAATACCTTTGTTCAAATCCTTTTACGTATGCAGTGAGTAGCTGCTCTTTGTACTCATCCCATGTATCGTCTACCGCTTCTTGGTAATAGTGTATACCTTCAATTCCTTTTTCGCCTATGCTTTTTGAAATGGCAATGGCTGCACTCTTTATGTTGCTCTCAGTTGCTTTGATAAATTCGCCCTGCCTATTACGTAACTTCAGTGGTTTCAACTTAATCCACTTCATGATGTCTTTGTATGGTGGGCGTTTGTTTGGTTGACCCGGATAAGGTCTACGTCCGTCCTCTATCACATCCGCATACTTACCCGCTGCATCATTGTCAACGGTAAAATCAATAGTAGGCTTGTTGTATCGGAACTTTAACTTGTACACAAGCGAGTTGAGCAAGTTGCCCGATGCAACACGATTCACGACCTTACCACGCACCCTACGCTTAATACGCAGGTTTGACTTCGCACGCTCCACTACGGCGGCAGCATACTCGTTTAGTAGGTCTTCGAATTCGTTTGCCATTACAATACCTCCTCCCATTCAATGATTGAACCCGCAAGTACGGTAAGACCACCAATAGACGCACAACGATATCGCACTATTACAGTACCATTAGCACTGGGTTTTATTATTCCATCCGCTGTACTCACACCACTTACCGCTGCCGCTGTTGAGTTTGGATTGTTGTATGTAGTTTGGTTGCTTACCAAGTTACCCGTTGAGGTAGCCGCCGATGTAAATCGATAGCGGTTAAATGTTACAGCAGGGCCGTTGATTGCAAATTGTATGTTTGCGCTATTGGTATAGCCCAATGTTGCACGCCACTTGTAAGTTTTACCAGCTGTCACTGCAAAGCTTAACCCCGTCACATCTTCATAACCTGTCGAAGTTGCGTTGGTTATATCAGCACCAAGTACCGCTGTATTAAATCCAAGGTCGCTTTTTAACGATGCAAGCGAAAGTGCGCTCACCGTGTTATCTGCATTGATGCGTAGGTAGCGAACCGCACTCGGGTTTGGTAGCGTAGCAAGGTTAGTACCTACCGTGGTGAAACCAACCGCATTTTGTTTGCCATTGAATGTAGACCAATCTGCGCTACTCAATGCTCCACGATTTGCAGCACTGGCTGTAGGTAGGTTGAACGTGTGCGTTCCTGATGCGCTATTGATAGCGAAGTCTGTCCCGGCTGTACCTACTGCGAAATTCTGCGTGCTTTCAGTTAAGCCATTCAAAGAACTAATTCCGATTGCGTAGGTAGTATGCACCTCGCCTATACGCCCGTCCTCAGTGTAAAGGGTAACCGTCTTACCATTGGTGTTTTGAATATCAAACTCAATGTGTATTCGGTCAGTTGCAGCTGTTACCGTGTTAGGTACTGAAATGCTGAACGTATATAAATCAGGAACGTTGCCATTGGTGATTTCCTCCATTGTTGATGTAGCCACCAATGTGAATGTGCTGCCGTTGTATGTGTAAAGCTTTGCAAGTATTTGTGCATGGTTTGAACCTCCACCCGTCTCACTCAAGTAAACATCGATAGTCCAAACACCTGAAGGAATGAGCACGTGATTTGGCTCGTTTACATCAGTAATAAATCTGGCAATCGCTCCTGTTGTTGCACGTGTGAAGTTAGCAGCAGGGCCAGTGTTAGCCGCTGTGCCTAATTCGTAATAATCATTGCCGCCAATAGTACCTTGCGAAATATTACCATTGAAGTACAATACCTGCCCACCGCCACCACCTGTTGAAGGGAATGTGCGAAGCGCACCGGTGCCATCTACATATTGATCACTTGAACCATTAGCCGCAACCGCAAGCGTGCCTGAAGTTGTTACAGGCGAACCACTAACTGAGAATGCAGCGTTGGTTGGTGCGGGCATGGTAAGTCCTACCGATGTAACCGAACCACCTGAAGCAGGTGTAGTATTAACCCATTCCGTTCCGTTGTAAGATAGCACCTGCCCGTTGGATGGTGTAGGTGCGTTTACATCCGTTAGGCTGTCAAGCGTGGTAGGTATAGTTGGTTTGTTGAGTATCTGTGCAACGCCACTCACAGCATTCCAATCGCTATTGACTTGAGCAGCCGGGATGGTTGGCTTGTTTAAGATTTCAGCTACACCACTTACTGCATTCCAGTCTGAGTTGACCTGTGCCGCAGGTATGGTTGGAAACGTTTGCAACGCACCCGCACCTGTGATGTACTGCGATGCATTACCCGCAGCAGTAAGTGCCAAAGTTCCCGATGTGGTAACAGGTGACCCGCTAACATTGAACGCAGCAGGTGCTGTAAGTGCAACACTTGTGACCGTACCCGAACCACCGCCACCACCACCTGTTGAATCGATGGTAACACTACCATCTCCGTTGTCAGTTAACGTAATGTTTGTTCCTGCAACAAGGTCGAGTTCACTTTGCACAGCATTGTTCACGTTGTTGACCTGAAGAAGCAAACCAATAGGCGAACCACTGCCGCCCGTGCTCTCACCACCAACAGCCCACACAGCAGGAATATCACACGCACTCCAGTCCCATGGCACTTCAAGCTTAATAGTAAAGGCTACACCTGTGA